TTCGTGCCTTCCTGAATATCGAGTCCTCCTCGACACCAGTTGGGCATTTCAAGAATTGTGTCCATACAAAGTGGAGCTTCCCAAACCTTCCGTTTTGAGTCATATCTAAACTTGCGTTTTAGATATTGCACGTCCTTTATTGATCGCCATTTCGGTACTTCTCCATTTGCTCCTTTAAGTTCATCTGTGTAGGTGAACCCCAAAGTTGCAAACGCTTCTGCAATGGTCTCCATGTTATACCATTCACTAACTTCATCACTGAAGTTAATGACATTATCATCTCCATAAGAGACAAGGCTAACATGTTTTCCAAAGTCCTTCATCAAGATTTTCTTACCTGCTTTCTTAGCACAGATTGCGAAACACATTCGCAATCCCATACTATTTATAAAACAGTTAAGAGGTGTTGTTGCGGGATTTCCAGAGGGTTGGCTGTGTGTCATCATATATACTGAGTCCCCACAGATATGTACGGAATTGTACACATCCATGAGCAGTACGTGTCTGATCAGGGCATTCTCGGGTCCATCATCATAAAACTCATTAGCAAGGTCAGCAAATTTTTCCATAATGCAAACGTTTAGTGATCCGTCAAAAGTTGAAAAATCACCAGCGATTACTTTATTTCCCATTTGCGTCAACTTCCTAACAGTTTTATTCCAGTCCTGAGAATATACGTTCGTTCCTATAGAAACTTCATTGGTTATTCGGTTTTCCATTAAGTGAGCTATAAAGCCCAAATAATACATCCGAAAAGTTATTGAAAAGTCCATAGGTCCATTTGAGAATACTCGTGTTTTCAATTGATTTACCTTTTCAATGGGTCGTCGTTCATCTTTCAATGTATCGACCCACATCACAGGCAATCTTTTTCCTTCACGAGCTGCGTTTATTCGTCGTTGTACAGCTGCTTCAACATCTTCATTGAGTATAAACTCTCCGTCGGTGCCAAACCAGCCTTGTTTTCCTTTTGTTCCTCTTACTCTATCCTTGATCCAAGGATAGCCAGGGGAACTTGACCTGTTTATTGAAGAAATATACTCACTATCTGTGGTTCCACAGACTGATTCCTCATACGTGAGTACTTTCTTCAACTCAGGCCTCATACCTTTTAACCAAACTGCTTTGGTCAAAGTATAGGCCTCATCTATCATCTCCTTCGAAATATGGGGTGTATCCATAGCACATTTCATCAAATTTCTGTGTTTCATATTGACAAATTCTCCATTCACAATTACATTACGTAAATATGCTGGTTTTGTCTTTATGTCAGAAATCTGACCATGCACTAAAGATGGTCGTATGTCCGTCTTGCCTGGTTCGAATAGGGGTTGGTCGAGTCTACCAACTGGTATCATCTTCAGAGCCGGAAGATCACAAAATTGTAAATCTTCTGGTCCAAATTCAACACCAGCAGGTATTTTGGGTTCGGTTTTAGAAAAATCTAATGTAGAGTCTAAATCCAGTTGTATTTGCATATTAACATCTATTTTACTAAATGCTCGTGTCAAATCTTTCTGGGTTATCGACTCTGCATAGGCCTTTCCACGTGCATCTCCTGCAACGTGAATGCCTGCAATTTTTCTAATAACCTGTGTCTCATTGATGATTAGTGGGGCTCCACAATCACCATTGGTCGTTGGCATTGTATATTCAAGTCCTTGTCTTAATATATATTGTCCTTTACTACTATCATTTAGCGTATATGGTTTATCATACGCCTCTACCTTATCACATTCAATCAGAGTAGCCATAAATTTCTCTATTTTCTCTGAATAACGTAATACCGGTAGGGTTACCTCACATCGTTTGAACTTCGACATAGATTCAGCATTTTGGAAATGCTTAATTAAGTCCGTATGTTGACAAACGAAACGGGGGAATGATAGTAGCGCTGCTTCTTTAGATTCTCCTAATGCATTCACTATCGGGATCTGCTTCACTTCTTTCCATGGTACGCGAAATACCACATCAAAAAGATTACGAATCTCAATAGTGTCCTCATCAGTCAAAAATCCGGTTAGATGTCCTGGTATTAACATCACATTTGAACGAACAAAAAGTCCATTCAAAAGCGGTGTTACCTTGTCGTCAGCATGTACTATACAAATTTTGTACAAATTTGTTAGCACTCGGTTGGTTATGAGTTTTTGAGCTACTTGGTCTCTCCACATTTGCATTGACACGTCAACTGTATCATATCCACTTCCTTCTACGAATTTCGTAACAGGTCGTTTCAATGTCACAGCATCTGAACTTGCAAATGCTTCAATCACTTTCACTAGGGGTTTTGCTATTGTAACAGCATCAGCCGATGAT